ATCTATCCGCAATCGTTGCGCTCTTGGTGATATGGCATTGACTTTGGATCGTTACCTTTTCGCCGATCTTGGTATCGGATTCGATCATAACCAAATGGCCGATGATCGAATCGTTGCCGATCTCAACCCCGGATCGAATCATACTATTGTTGCCGATAAAAACATTGTTTCCAATTTTGCACCCGCCGTCAATGATCACATTATATCCAACGGTAACATTTTCGCCAATTTTTGCGTCCATCGATATGGGATCCTGATCGCCCCGGATTGTCTTAAATCGCCGCTCGTAAATATTTTCATTCATCGTTTGCCATCCTTTTTGGCTCGGGTTTAAATTAAAAAATCTTATGAACTAAATTCGGCCGTCTGCGTTTCCGGTGAAATGGTAACATCGGCCTGAATCTGATTATCATAGGGATATGATCGCTCGAGGCCGATTTTGCCCTGAGTCAATGAAAACGCCGATTTGTTTTCATCGGAAAAATACTTAACCGTAATCACCTGATTTTTCTCGGCGATAACCGCATCGGTTATGCCATCGTTTAAAAGCGCGGTAAACGATCCTTGCCCAAGGGCCGATGAAACCGAGCCGATGGTGCCGCGATAAAACTCTTGGCTTGTTACGGTGTGCGCTTCCTCGGCCGCGGCAAAATCAAGCGTTCGCGTGAGCTCTGAAAAAACGGGCTCATAATACTTGGTGTAAATGCGCTTGGCCGCGGAGGCGGTATGGGCCCCGGGCAAAGCCGCATCCATCTTGATATGAGCATTTTTTTGATTAACCGTTTCGGCCAGTTCGCCATCGCCGATAGGATTTATAGTCCAGTTTGGATAATCGAATCGCTCGGTATGTGTTCCAACAACCTGTTTCAAATGATCGACCGTTATGGTTTCCGCGGTTCCGCCGAGTACCCGGATCTGGCCGAGCTCAACATCATCGACCGGGATATAAGGCGGGCCGCCGGCGGCGTTGCGGGTTTCAACGAATGCCGCGCCCTCGGTGCCCTCAACCTTGTCGATTGCGCCATCGGTGCCCATTGTAACCGATATGATCTTGGCATAGGTTGCCGTTGTTGCTCTTGTCGCGGTAACATTGGTTGCGCTCGGTGATTGCTCGGCGCCTATCGAATACGCTGTAAACGCCGCAACCTTGACGGTATCGTTTGTGGTTCCCGGGCTCAATAGATTGCGGCCCGAAACAATGCCGTTTGGCCGGATATCGGGCTCAAACCCGCTTTTTTTGCTCAAGATATCAACGCCCGATAGATGAAAAATTTGAGCATCGCCGGCATCGCTCATCAATGTAAAGTCGGTTAAGGTTTGCCCGAGCTCTATTAAAATTTTTGCATTTTTGGCAGTTCCCATTTTTAACTCCTTTATGTTATTTGATTATACGGATTTCCGGTTTGTGTTCGATATATAATATTGAAACTGGCCGATGCGCCAACGGTCTGTTGGCCCTGATCCGGGTATTCCTCGGATCCGCCTTGCGTGTAAATAATATCATCGGCCAAATCGCTTGTAACCAAGGTTGTTGCCTCATATAGCGTTGTTGTGCCATTGGTTGTCGCGAGGTTTAAGTTCGCGCCAATGTCAAGGTTTTCGCTTTCAAATTTTCCATCGAGGCGCCGGATCTTAAACGTGCCGGCCGCATCGCCAACATGCCAATCGCCGCTCGATTTATTCCATGATTCGATAATCGCGGTTGCACCGCTTGTCGCGCCGGTTATGATATCGCCGACTTGCGGCCGCTCGGTGCCGCCGCCTGTAAAGGCCAGATCCTTTTTATCGCCGTTTAAAATCTCGATTAAATCGCCGAGCATTTCCTCACAAACATCGCTCGGATTATCATCATCAAAACTAAATCGCTGTAATCCATCGAGGCGGATTTCCATTTGATGCCGATCGATGCCATGCTCGCGCCCGACTTCCTCAACCCCGGGCCAGATAATTATCGCCGGCGTTATGATTTGCGCTTTTTGAACCAAATAAACATTTTTCCCGATATCGGTTACATAAGCATTGTTGCGCCGGACGTTGGCAACATAATCCTTGACGTTTGAAATGATTTGTTTTCGGATTGAATCGCTCATAATTTGCTTAACTCATAAGCCAATAACGAATCGATATTTTTTTGCAATGTTACAACCGCATGCAATTCGATTGGTTTGAGAACCGTAGGCTTGGCCATAATGCCGGGAATCCGCGGCCCTGCCATGCGATGCAGTTTCAACCGCCATTTGCGGCCATAGGCTTTTTCCATAAAGCCGGCATATTGCTTGCGGGTTTTTGTTGGCGCCCGGCCGCCCCTTGCGCTCGGTTCGCGTTCCCAAACATTTAATGCCCCTTTGGCCTTGGCGATAAAGGCATGCTCTAAATAGAATCGCTCGCCTTTGCGTTTTATTTTAACCGAAACCTTGCCGTTTTTAAGTTGCTTGGTGCCCTCGAAATTAATAAAGCCGATCGGTTTTCCTTTTGACCAATACTGGCCGCGCAACCGCCCCGGGCCCGCTTTTAATTGCATCCAGTTGCCGCCCTTGACTTTAAAACCTTTATTGCGAATATAAGTTTTTGTTAAGTTTAAATCCGCATGCACTTTGGCCATTGTCAATGTTCGGTTGGTTCCGATCGTTTTATTAATTGATCGATATATAACCGGATCCACATTTTTTTTAATCAAGCCCAATGTGTTTTTAACCCGGGCAAGATCGATTTTGCTCGGTGCAATGGTAATCAATTGACAACCACCTTGACAAACCGGCCGCGGCCATCATGGTCGAGCATTTTTTCAACCGCATATCGCGTTTGGCCAATTATAAAAACATCGCCATCGCCGGGTATCGCGCCGATATCATCATATACAAACTCGATGGTTTTCAAATAGTCTTGGCCTTGCCCGGGATAGCCGCCCGGGTTGTATTCAACGGCCTGATCATAATGCACTTTTAACGCAACCGAATCGCCGATTTTCGGGATATAGGTTGCATCGATGCCAAGGCCGTTGAAAACATCGGCGGCCATCTGATCAAATGCGGTTTCCTCGCTCATTGCTTTTTAGGCCGGCCCCTCTTTTTAGTTTCAACAACCGGCGCCGATGCCCGGCCGGCCAGATCGGGAATGGCCACGCAAACCGGATATCGGCCGCCAATTGTATGGGTTGGATATCGAAAGCCCGCGGTTATCGCGGTATCAATTTTTGCCTCGGTCAAAAGTTTCCATCCGTTTTTGAGCAAAATCTCAACCGCCGTTTGCTCGCCCTCGGATAGAATCTTTTTTAATTCGTCTAAATTTCGCATTTCAAAATCCTTGATTCGTTTTTTTCAACTGTGGATATTGTTGAATAAATACATGCAAGCCGCGCTCACATTTGAAACAATGGCGCCGGCCGTATTCCTTGAGGCGATCAATTGCTCGCCAACATTGTGCCGCACCCGGAAAATATCCGATCGCCGGTTTTCCTCGCGGTATTGCTCAACGATTGGGTTTGTCGGGCTGTCCTCTGTCCATAGAAATGTTCGGCCAACGCAAGGTTCGGTTATATCTTGGCCCGAGGTAGTTTTCATCAAGGCCGCGTATTCATAAGACCAAATGTGCGCCATCGATGCATCTTGCCCGATGCCGGCGGAATCATAAACCGAGCCGGCAATCAAAACCCTCGGCACCCCGAAAAGCCGCGCCAGTTGCGGCGATGTCAAATTGTTCAAGTCGATGCCCGGTTGCGTATATTTGAGCAAGTCTTGCACCTTGAGGCATCTGGAAATGTCATTGTAGGTTGTAAACGTGATGAGCAATGTGTCGGGAATCTGGCCGCATTGCAGTAGAAACGCGGCAATGCCGTCTTTAACATCGCCAACCGGATCCGCCGAGGCGGCCGAATATTTATCCCATTCGGTTGAAACGCCATGAGCGGAAAAATTGGTTGCGTTAAATGTTGCATCGGCAATGCGCTTTTCCTGTCCTCGCATGATATGGTTCCATGCGCGAGCGGTTGCAACCCGATCCGATTCGCCCTCGGCCTCTTGGTCAAAAAGGGCCCGCTCAACATCGTCAAGCGGTTCCTCCCAACCTTGCTCCCCGGTTGTAAACGTGCCGCGCTCATATTCCCAATCGCCGCGGTTATAGGTTGCCCGCGGTGCCCGGTCGGTATTGTGGATTTTGAGCATAACCTCTTTGGGAATAACCGGATATGTTGCACTTTGCGCCGCAGTTCTAAAAACCGGCATTACCTCAAGGCCCACATAGCCCAATTGCGGCCCCTCGGTAAATTCCATTACCGCGGCCCCGAGATCGGGCCGATAAATTGCTGATCCTTGTTTTGATCTACCCATTTTTTAACTCCTTTATATGTTAAAAAGTTTTTAGTTGATTAACCCGCGCCGTTTACCCGGTTGCAAATGATGCGGCAAACAACGGGATAATGCCGATATGATCGCCGCTCGCGGCCGCAACCTGAATGGCCACGGCAACCGCATAGGCATTCGTTGTATAATGATCTGTTAAGATCCCATTTGCCAAGGGATAAAGCGATGTGCCGCAAACGATCGCCGTTGATATGGTAACCTCAACCTCAAAGGTTCCCTCTTTTTGCGGAAACAGATCAACCGCGATCAAATCACCGCTCGCCCCGGAATATTGAGTAACCGCTTGCGGAATCCCGGTAACGCCGCAATACTTGATTTGCGCCGGCGCCTCGCCGGTAACTCCGGTATCAATTTTGACCAATCGCCGGGCCTCAAGGGCCGTTGATGCTGTAAAACTCGGTACGCCGTCAATAAACATTTTAGTTCTCCTTGTATGATTTTATTTTGGTTGATCCGCCTTTAACTGGCCGATTTGTTGGCCTTGCGGATATAGGTTTTCCGGATTTCCGGATCTTGTTTATCGATTGCCCGCATGGCCTCATAAATACCGACTTTATGTTGCGCCTGATACTCGCGCACCAAAGTCATATAATCCTTGCCCGCGGCCGTACCATCGCCATCGCCGGATCCCGGGTTGGCGGCGCCGGATCCCTCGATTGCCGCAAGGGCATCGGCCTTGGCCTTGGCCTCGGCATTGGCATCGGCCTCGGCATTGGCATCGGCATTGGATTCCGGGTTTAACTTTTTAACCGCCTCGAGTTGCTCCGGTGTAATGTTGGAATCGAGCAATTTTTTAAACTCGGCGGCGGTTTCCTCGCCAAACTGGATCCCGAGCAATTTAATAAAATTTTGCTCATCATGCGTTTTGGCTTCCGCCCGGGCATCCTTGGCCGCTTTTTTCGCGCTTTTATCCTGTATCGCCAAAACCAAATCCGGAAAAGCCTCGGTTAATTGTTCAATCGTGTTAATTTCCATAATCGTTTTACCTCCTAGAGTGTAAATGTTTGAATCATTAATCATCGAGGCCGCCATTTCAACCGCCTCTTGGTAGTTGCCTATATTATCGACCAAGCCCGAATCAAGGGCTTGATAACCGATAAAAATTTTGCCATCGGCCATGTTAGATAAAACCGCATCGATTGGCCGTTCCCGGTTTCGCGCAACCGTATCTACAAAAATCGAATAGATATAATCGAGCTCTGCTTGAAAAACATCGCGGGCCTGATCGCTTAACGGTTCGGCATCGTTGCCCAATGCCTTATATTTGCCGGCGGTCAAATAGGTTGTTTTGATGCCATCCTTTTTTTCCGCCTCTGAATAATCAACATGGATCCGCAAAACGCCGATCGAGCCGATGATCGCGGTTTTCTCGGCAAACAAAACATCGGCGGCCGAGCCGATCCAATAGGCGGCCGAGGCCATCATGCCATCGGTATATGCGACAATCGGTATTGTGCCCTTTGAGTTGTAAATTAAATCGGCAACCGCCTCAACGCCCGAAACGATACCGCCCGGCGAATCAATGTTGAGCACAATCGCCTTGGCGCGATCATCGGCAATGGCGGCCTTGATCTGATTTGAGATTTCGGCATAGCTCATGCCGCCAAACAGAAACGAAAAAAAAGATGATCTTTTTGTCAACGGCCCGGTGATTGAAATGATCGCGGTTTCGCCATCGATCTTATAACCGGGATCATCATCGCCGGCCTTCTCAATTTGGGCCTGATATTGCTCGATGAGCTTGGGATCTAAATTAAATTGATATTCAAAAAATTTCTGGCTTAATAGATCAAATTTATCGGGCATAATCGCCCAAATTGCGCCTTTTGAAAATTCATTAAGTTCCATCTTGATTTTCTCCAATCGAAAAGGATGCCGGATAAATCCAGTTTCCATTTTCATCTTGATATGCGTTTGGGAAAAGGCTTAATTGGGTTGGATTGCCAACGGGCTCGGTTTCAATCACTTCGCCGGCGGCCTTGGGTTGGATATCGAGCTCATCGAGCAATGTTTCCTCTTTTTCGATTTGCACCATTGTCGGCTTAAATTCGCGGCCTTGCTCGAGTAAACTTTCCTCGCGTGATTTCAAGCGGTTGTTAATCGCAAGGATCTCGGCTTGCACTTCCTTAATGGGCTCAATCTGGCCCTTTGGCGGCCCGATCCATTCGCATTGCATGTATTGCCAAAAATTTTTATAAAACATCCTCATCTTGATATTGTTTCGCAGATATGCTTCCTCGATGAGCATGTTATAAACCGGCCGGCATAGTTTTTCGCCGAGCCATTTGCGCCGGCTTTTAAATACCCGCCATGCCTCGAGCATCGCCGATCGATATGAGGCATAAGTCATGCCATCAAAATCTTTAAACAAAACCGGATAGGGAATGCCTTGCGAATTTGCGATTGCTTTTAGAATAGACTTGATAAAGGGCTCAAAGGTTCGCCCGGGCCGATCGGCCTCGATGGTATGCGGTTTTTCGCCGGTGTTGCCATATACAACCGCGCCGGGCTCGATTTCCTCATATCGATTTTCATAAGTTGAACTATCGGACTTATACCCGGTTTCGGTAATCGTTGACATCGCTTGCGCGGTTCCAAAAGGATCCGAGGCCCCGGTTTCAATAAATACGCTAAATGCCGCGGTAACAATGTTTGAAACCAATTCGGCATCCAGATAATCCGATAAATCGCGAAACATTTTCATGGCCGGCGAGAAAAACGGGATCCCGCGAATTTGCTCGGGCTCAAGGATCGGAAATCCATGTAACACTTTGAATCGATGCCCGGCCATCGCCGGGATCCTAACAAAATTTGTCGAAATATCGGCGATCCTTGCGATGGTGTTTTGGCTTTTTTTAATCCAATAGGCCCGCGGTTCGCCATACTTGCCGAGCTCAATGCCGTCTTTTATGTTTGAATCGCGCAATAAATCAACCGGCGTTTTAAGCCGCAAGGGATTAACCACTTGCAGGGCCATCGAATAGGGCCTCGATTTGTCTTTTAGCATCGGCACTAAAAACAAAAATTCGCCATACTGGACGATCATGCGTTGCGCTAAAAATTGGATCTGGCTAAAGCTCATGCGGTTGGCCGCATCGGCGAATGGATCCCAAATTTTAAAGGCTTGTTTTTGTTCTTGCTCGATCTTGCCCACTTGCTCATCGTCTAGGCCAAGGGCATCGGAATCGAGCTTGGGATGCGGCCGCAACCCGGTTCCAACGATCGTTGATGCAAACGTATCAACCACGCCGGCGGCGTTTGGATCGTTTTGCGCCAAATCAAGCGATCGTTCAACGATTGTTTCGCGCTCATCGGCCGCCTGATCATCGGATCCGATCCGCATCGGCCGCCATTTCTTTAATGTGCCGGTTTTTTTCGCCGATTGGCGCCTGTATTGGATTGACTCGGGATAAACGATTGGCGAGCCGCTCGCGTCTAAAATGCGACTCTGAATGGGTTGAGATTGAATGCGGGCTTGAAATGTGTCGATTAGATCATCGATTAATGCAGATCTTGAGGACGCCATTTATCACCTTTTCCGAATGCCATGAACTTTAATTAATGGCGAGCCGGTGCCGTCCAATCCGGCGATAATCCGCTCGAGGCGGGCTTGCTCATCAAACAAATTGCCAAGCCGCCCATATATGATCCGCTTATCTGAAATAGATAAGTCTTGGCCGCCTTCTAAAATCTTAACGATTGCCGCCGAAATATTGGTTAATTTTGCCCGATAATAGGCCAGATTTAATATGCTCACATGATATCCTCGCTCAAGGTTTAATTCACCAAAAAAAATATGGCCAAATTAATGGCCATATTATAACATGGGTTTTTTTGAAAAATGCCCGGATTTCACAATCGAGCAAAAAAAGTACCTAAAAAAGCAAAAGAAAGCAAAAGAAAGCAGTTTTTTTACTTGACATGGTTTTTTTATGCAACCCAAATCGCCGATTCTTTGATCGTTTTAAAGGTTCTTTCACCGATGCGATTTGCCGTTTTAACAAACATTTTTTCATCATCGATTAAATGCGAGGCGAAAAAAACAACCTTATCGGTAAACGGCGTATTTTCACCGCCGGCCTGATCGATGCAAAAAAGCGTAACATGCATTTTTTTTTCGTTGTCTATCCGGATAACATCGGGCTTGCGATCAAACGGTTTTGCTTTTTTATATGCCTCGAAATAATTACCGATGATCCAAAAATGATTTTTTGGCTTGAGTATAACCCGGTTGGATCGGCGGTATATGCGCCATTGATCGAGGCCGATGATTTGCTTTAATAGCTCTTGGGCCTTGGCCTCGGCTTTTAATTGCTTGCGCTCGAGCTTTTTTTCCTCGCGCAATGTCCGGCGATCCCATTTTTCGCTTTTAAACTCCGGCATGCTTCCCGGCGGAATTGGATGATGCGAAACATTCATGATCGCGCATGTTGCCATTGAAAATTGATTGATTAGATCCACTTGGCACTCCGCGCTTGCTACTGAAAACTGGCCATCGGTTTGTTCGGGCCGCGCATCAATTATTGATGGCCGCCTGTAATCCGGCGGCCGTTGTCTATCGGCAACCATCGATCAACCCCCCATAATCTTCGGGATAAAAATAATCTCATCGGCATCGGGCTCAAATTCTTTAATCATGCGGTTCTTGCCGCCCTCGACAACCATCGGCAACATGCCCGCGGTTTTTAATTCGTCAAATTTGATTTCCTGCATTTCGGTTGTATCATAATCAAACTCCGCATCGCCTTTTTGTCCTAAAATTTTAAATTTCATTTTTCGTTTCCCTTCGGTTTAAGGTTGATCTTGATCTTGATCCTCGAGTGATTCGGGATCCTCGGTGCCCTCATAGCGGGCATTTGTTAAATCGGTTTTTAACCATCGGTCAATATTTTCAATATGAAAATGCCATCGCTTTCCAACCCGGCCGCAAGGCATGCCCATTTTTATAAACTGGCTTATGGCCGGCCGCGAAACGCCCAAATGCTCGGCCAGATTTTTAATCCCAATAATTAGTTTGGCGCCGTTGTTTTCCATGCACTATTTTTGCCAATCCTCATACCCCAATGTTTTTAAGGTTTCGGTCATGGTCAATTGCATCATGCGCTTAACGGCCGGGTTTAAATCCTCTTTTTTCCATTTGCCGATCGAATCATCGAAAACCGGCCCGGTGCCGTAATCCTCGACCGGATTGCCCGATTTGTCCGATTTGTCCGGTTTGTCCGGTTTGTCCGGGTTGTCCGGTTTGTCCTCGGGTAATTTAATTTTATGATACTCGAGCATTTCCGGCGCGAATGGCTCGCCAATCCGCATGCAGATTTTTCGCAATGTTTTTTCGGTATCTGAAACCAAATCCTCATAATCGATCCGCATAACCCGGTTTAAAAAAGCCGGGTTGCGTTCTATCAGGTCGATATAAGCCGCGGTTGATATCAACCATCGGAATATCGCGACAATCGAATGCACCTTGCGCCGCGCGGTCAACGATAAAACAACATCGCGGCCGTCACGGATCAAAATGATAAAATGGGCCTTTGGGTACCACTTGAAAATCTGATCGATACAAAATATGTTGTTTGGCGTTTTTTCGGCCCAACGAAATTTCCCTTGCTTCATTGCGTACTCGGAAAAATAGAGCTCGAAAAATTCGCCGATCGTTTCGACCTTATCGAACATCGCAACAACCGCATCGGGCTCATGGTAAAAGCGGCCATGATTATCGGGATGCAACCCGCAATATGTGAAATTGGTTGGTTGCAACCGCAATGGAAACATCATGTTTTCATCGAGGGCATCGAAATCAAGCGATCGATACATGGTATAAAGCCAAGATAAATTAACCTCATAAATTTTGGGCCGGTCGAATATGCTCATTTCCGGGCCGCAAGCAATGTTTGGATGAGCATTTAACATTTTACGCAACAAAGTCGTTCCGGATGATCCGCATCCGCCAAGAATGATGGGCTCGCTCATTTTTTTTATTCCCCCTTCGCTTTTATTGTTTTTATTATGTCTTCTCTGATTTCATTTAAAAAAAAAGAATAGCCCGGCAATGTCCAATAATGCTTAAAACGCTTATCGATATAAATTTCGATATTAAACCACGCATCGGGATCCTTATTGCTTGGTGCCTCGAAACCAATTTTGCCAAATTTGATTTTATATTTTGGGATATTCATCGGTTTAAATATTTCGGTCTGTATTCGCGCCAATCGCGCCGTTCGCGGGCCGCCTTTTTGCGCTCGATATGCGCTTTTAATTTCCGATCCCGCTCGGCCTCGCCATATTTAAAGATGTTTATACCGCCACCGACAAACTCGGGATCCGCGGCAACCATCGCCATGCATTCGCAATCAAGATAATGATTGTCGGGTTTTATCCGGATCCATTCTTGCAACCCCTTTTCGTTTAAAATTTTTTCCTCGGCCAATATTTGCTTGGCATAATCGGTGCCGGTTTCCCGATGCAAATAAGCCGCTTGGGCATCGCCATCAACCGCGTTTTGCAACCGGAAATGATACATATCTTTTAGATCATCGGTGTTTAAGTGGATCAAGCGGATCCCGCCCGGCAATGGTTGCCCGGACGGCGTTTGATCGAGCATTTTGCCAACATGGATTTTTCCCGCGAGCGGCCGGGTTGCGCCCTTGGTGCCATACACATAACAACCCTTACCGATCGCGTTGTCGCGCAACCACCAATATGCTTGCTCGGTCATGGATGGATCAAAATCATATTGGCCTTTGCCGCCGCCGGTATCAAGGCAAGCTCGCCAGATGCCCATTGTTTTTCCATCGGTTCCGCCTACTGGATAATGGGTTTCAAACAATAATTGCTCAACCTCGGCCCAATGCGTTAAAAAACCATAATGGATCAACCAAGAATTATAATCTTGCGCCCAAGCGCGAACCGTAAACCAAAACCCGTATTTTTGAGGATCGATGCCCGCGGTTATCGCGACCGCGGATCCGGGCACCGTTTGCGGTTCAAGATCGGTTCTTGCCTTTAGCAATTCGGACTCGCTCGATTTGGTTACGGTTATTTTCCAATGCTCGCCAAGCGTTGAATTTGCAAACCCCTGCAATTTTTTTGGATCGCCGAGGCAACCAATCCAATCGCGGATAATTTCCGCAAAATTGCCCGAATCGCCCAAGAGCGAATAAAGCCGGTTGATATGAAACCCAATCTTGCGCGGTTTGTACTCTGGCGCCTTGCGGGCAATCATCTTGCCTTTTTCAACGGCAATGTTTTTTTTAACCGTATCAAATATTTTTTCGCATTCGCCGCATTGGTAACCGCCGCCCTCGATCTGATCCGGCGTTGCGTTCCGGCCGCCTTGCCAAACCACTTGCCCGAGCTCATGCGGTTCGCCGTTTTCATCCCAATAAACGCCATCGGGAAACCCGCTTTGATATTGAGGCGAAAACCGCAAGGGCTGAAAAGTTTTGCAGTATGGGCAAGGGATATGAAAATCATAAATAACATCG